CATACTTCGTCAGCTTATTGATGCAGGTACGTTATCAAATTTGCCTGCAGGTCTTAAAGCTCGCGGAATGCGTATTAAAGGGTACGACTCTCCTCTTATGCCGGGGGAATTTAGGGACGTGGAAGTGCCGGGTGGCGCTATCCGCGACGCGATTACGTTTATCCCTTACAAAGAGCCGTCGAGTGTGCTTTATCAGTTACTTGGGAACATTGTCGAAGAAGGCAGACGCATTGGATCAGTTGCTGACATCCAAGTAGGAGACATGAACGCACAGGCTCCAGTGGGAACTACACTGGCTCTCATGGAGAGATCCATGAAGGTTATGTCTGGTGTGCAGTCTCGTATGCATGCAGCAATGAAGCGTGAGCTTCGTTTGTTGGCTAAAGTAATCCATGATTACATGCCTGCTGAATATGCATATGAAATGGACGGTGAATACAACCGAACGGAAGACTTTGACGGCAGGGTAGATGTAATCCCTGTTTCAGACCCTAATGCAGCCACTATGGCTCAGCGTATCATGCAATATCAGGCGGCGCTTCAATTGTCTCAACAAGCTCCTCAGTTGTATGATATGGGTAAGTTGCACCGTCAAATGCTAGAGGTTCTAGGCATTCAAGACGCCGATGATATCATTAAGCTTCCAGATGAGATCAAACCAAAAGATCCAGTTACAGAAAACATGGCTATTCTCAAACAAGAGCCAGTTAAAGCTTTTGCCTATCAAGATCATCAGGCGCACATCCAGACTCATATGTCTGCTATACAAGATCCAAAGATCCAAGAGATGGTTGGTCAATCACCTTTTGCATCAGCAATTCAAGCTGCAATGGCCTCACACATCACAGAGCACGTTGCATTAGAATATCGCAAGCAAATACAACTAAAGCTTGGTGTAGAGCTTCCAGACCCAGATGCGCCTCTCCCAGAGGACGTAGAATACGAACTATCAAAGCTTGTAGCAGAAGCTGCTCAAAAGATCCTGCAGACAAACAAGCAAGAGGCTCAGCAGGCAGAAGCTCAAAGGCAGGCACAAGATCCTCTCACACAAATTCAACAACGCGAACTTGTTATCAAAGAGCAAGAGCTGCAGCATAAAATTCAAATGGATCAAGCAAAGCTTGAGCTTGATAGACTTAAAGCTGAATCAAATGCTGATATCCAAGAGATGCGTATTCGTTCAGAAGATAGAAGGGCTGGCGCACAGGTTGGCGCTCGACTTGCAACAGACCTTGATAAGTCTCAGCGCGAAGAAAGGCTTGCTGGAGCTAAGCTTGGCTTGGAGATAGCAAAGGATCTCAACTTAGATGAGAGAGAACTTAACAGAGCATTAGAGCGTAACAATGGAGGAGAGTAATGTCTTTCTAGTGCTAGAGCGAAGAATTACTGAATATAAAAGTTCTATTGAACAATTCTTGGCAACTGGTGGCGCTAAAGACCAGAACGCATATTGGCAAGCAGTTGGCCAATATAGTTCGTACAATAAAATTTTAGATGATTTAAAAGAAATTGAAAAAAGATATATTGATAGTTAGAACTTTTTCCTATAATCTTACCTTATTCGTGGAATAAACCACGCAAGGTAACGGTGGACCTAAACCACTGCACACAGGTGAATAATGAGTGCTACAGTGAATGTAGACGATGTTAAGGTTAACAAAACCTTACGCGCAAAACTTCCTGAACCAACTGGCTATAGACTTCTAATAGCTATTCCCGAAATCAACGAGAAGACTGATGGTGGTGTGTTTATGCCAGATCAGCTTAAATCTGCAGAAGAGACCGCATCAATTATTGGTTTTGTCTTGAAAGTAGGCCCAGACGCCTATAAAGACGAATCAAGGTTTTCTGATGGACCTTGGTGTAAAGAAGGGGACTTTGTGATTTTCCGTTCTTATTCTGGTACTAGGTTTAAACTGCAGGGCAAAGAGTTCCGTATCATTAATGATGATACTGTCGAAGCCGTTGTTGATGATCCACGGGGGTACACAAGGGTATGAGCGCAGAAGCTGCAAAAATAGAAGAAGAGCTTTTGGACGATAGCGAGTTCGAGATTGAAATCGAGGACGATACTCCAGAGGCTGATCGCAACAGACCAGTTCGTGCTGAAGGGTCTGAACCAGAAATTCCTGAAGACCATGAAATAGAACAGTATAGCGAAAACGTACAAAGCAGAATTAAGAAGCTACGGTACGAATACCACGAAGAACGTAGGGCAAAAGAAGAAGCCTCGCGTGTTCGTGAGGAAGCAATTCGATATGCTGAAACAGTTCAAAAAGAAAATGAACGTCTACGAAAGACTCTTGAAGATGGAGAAAGAGTTCTTGTGCAACAGGCACAAGGGCGTCTTCAAGCAGAAATAGATAAAGCTAAAAGAGCTTACAAAGAAGCATACGATACTGGTGATAGTGATGCTGTTATTGCCGCGCAAGAGCAGCTTACTAACTTACAAAATGAAAAATATCGTGTGGATAATTATAAGCCATCACCTCAACCCCAACCACAACAAGCTCAATATCAACAGCAAAAACCAGCTCAACAGGTAAAGAGGCCTGACCCGGAAGCTGAAGAATGGGCTTCTCGCAATGAGTGGTTTGGTAAAAATGAAGAGATGACTGGATACGCTTTTGGTGTTCACGAAAGAGTTGTGAAATCTGGGGTTTCCCCAAACAGCCAAGCGTATTACAATGCAATTGACGAAGCGATGAGAAAACGCTTCCCAGAGGAATTTGACGATGGGTCAGTGGAGGTCAACACACAACCCCGTCAAACAGGTAACGTGGTAGCACCTGCAAGCAGAAGCTCAAAAAAGCCACGCAAAGTTACGTTGACCCCTTCCGCAGTCAAACTCGCCAAACGACTCGGTCTGACAAACGAACAGTATGCGGCGCAAATGATGAAGGATAGTAGATAATGGCTGAACAGAGAAAACCACGCAACCTTGAGACTCGTGAACAAGGTGAGCGTCGAAAAAACTGGCGTAGACCTTCTGCGTTGCCGACCCCCGAACCCCGCGATGGTTTGCACTTTCGTTGGATTCGCACTTCCTTATTGGGTCAAAGCGACAATCCGAACGTGTCTACCCGATTCCGCGAAGGGTACACTCCTGTTAAAGCCGAAGACTATCCAGAGCTTTACGCTGTTTCTGATCTCGATTCCAGATTTCAGGGCAATGTAGAAATTGGCGGGTTAATGCTTTGTAGTATTCCCGAAGAAATCGCGCGTGATCGCGTCGAGGGACAGCTTGCAAATGCACAAAATGCTGCGGATGCTGTTGATCGAAACTATCTGCGTGAAAATGATCCGCGTATGCCTGTTCTTCAATCAGAACGGTCAACGCGCACCTCGTTTGGCAGGTAACTGAAAAAGTTCAATTGAACTTCTAGGGTGCTTGCTTTGTTCAAATTGTAGAAAAAAGGAAAAGGCAAATGTCTTCTACTGCTGCTCCCTTTGGACTGCGCCCCATTGGTCGTTTGGATAACGGTTCACAAGAAGTGTTCCGTCAATATCCTATTGCTTCTGCCTACGGAACGAACATCTGCGCTGGCGATGTCGTTCAACTCGTAGATGGCGGCGCTGCGGTGACCATTGAAAAGCAGTCTGCTACAGGGGATGATACTACCGCTATTGATATGGTGGGTATCTTTATAGGCTGTAAATATACAGACCCTAACACCAATCAACTTACATTCAGTCAGAAATGGCCTGCGAGCACTGTTGCGTCTGACGCAATGGCGTATGTCGTTGACGACCCGAATGTGTTGTTTGCAATCCAAGCTGACGGTGCGCCTGCTAACACAGGTGATATCTATGGTAAGAATGCTGTGTTTGTTCAGACCGCTCCAAATACCACGCTAAACATTAGTCGTGTGTCTTTGGACATCTCTGCAATCGGCACAGACCCACAGAACCCAATTCGTATCATCGACTATCTTGGCGGTGATCAGGGTGATGAAAAGGGTACTTCTTTCCCTGTTCTGGTGTGTAAGTTTAATTACCATCAGCACACGTCAACCACTGGCTCATCGTAAGGAGGTTGAGATATGGCTATTTCACGCGCTCAACTACTGAAGGAGCTTCTGCCGGGTCTTAATGCATTGTTCGGTTTGGAGTATCAAAAGTACGAAAACGAACATGCAGAGATTTATGAGACTGAAAACTCAGAGCGTAGCTTTGAGGAAGAGGTTAAACTTTCTGGCTTTGGCGCTGCGCCAATTAAGCCTGAAGGCTCTGCAATCTCGTATGACAACGCACAGGAGTCTTTCACTGCTCGTTACAACCACGAAACGGTTGCTATGGGCTTCTCCATCACCGAAGAGGCGATGGAAGACAACCTGTATGACTCCTTGTCTGCACGTTATACAAAGGCTCTAGCTCGCGCTATGGCCTACACCAAGCAGGTAAAAGCTGCGAATTTGCTGAACACTGGATTTGATACATTCACATCTGGTGATGGTGCATTCCTTTTCAGCACGTCGCACCCAACCGTTGCTGGTGGTAATAACGCAAACCGTCCTTCGACGGATGCAGACTTGAACGAAACCTCGCTTGAACAAGCGGTTATTGACATTGCTGCATTCGTTGACGAACGCGGCTTGTTAATTGCTGCGCGTCCTCGCAAGCTCATCGTTCCACCTGCGCTTATGTTTGTAGCAACTCGCTTGCTTCAGACTGAGCTTCGTACAGGTACTGCGGATAACGACATCAACGCTCTGCGTTCAAATGGTTCGATCCCAGAAGGTTACCGCG